TTAACCAAGGTATAGAAAAGATCTCAGATCTTAGCTTAGGTACATTTAAAGAAACATTTATACCCATGATTACTAAAGCAAAAAATTGCAAAGGTGATTTGTTAGCTAAAAAATCTGTTATTGAGATTGTTGGATTGTTCAAAAGGTTTGTTAGATATTGTGATGAAAAAAATATTAACTGTGATCTGAGGATCTTAACATTTAAATTTTCTAGAAATGCTTTGCAAAGGTTTCCCGGGGATCAGTTCGTTCCATTCAAAGACCAGGTATCAGCAATGATTAAGCTTACACATAACCTACCTTATAAAGCTTTGTTATATACAGCAGCTGAAACAGGAGCTAGACCCAATGAGATCTTAGGTTTGACATGGGAAAATATAGATTTCAAAAATAAAAAAATATTTATCAGAGATAGTATTGATTATAAAAATAGATTGAGAAAAGACTTTTTAAAAAATAGCGGCAGCAGGAGAGTTATAGATTGTTCAGATAAATTACTTGCGCTGCTAGATACAGCATTCATCTACAAAAAAGGTGGGAGAGTTTTTAATTATTCATTAAAGGTATCCAAAAGAATAGTCCAGGATGCAGCTAAGAGAGCTGGCGTTAACTGGGTTGGCGGATTAAAACCATTTAGAAAATTCAGTAGTACACTCATAAGAAATAGTAAAATGTATTCAGACAAAGGTTTCACAACTAGGTTTGGTTGGGGTAACTTGAATACATTTAACAAACACTATGAAGGTAACCTGGATAATCAAAAAGAAAATCAAAAGCTATTAAATAACTTAAACCTTACGGAGTAATTTATGGCGCTACCACAACAAAAAATCACAGTAGATATATTTGATGAGAGAGGAAGATTAGCAAAGATGTTGCTAATACAGAGAATGCAAATAGAGGAAACTCAGACTAGAGTTGGCAATGTTATTTCTGTTTCTTTCCAACAGATACAAAAAAATGAAAGCGGATTAAATGGTATACCTGCTGAGAAACTACTAATGATTTGTAGAGCTTTTGGTTATGACTTCGATGTTATAACTAATGGCAACCCATATGAGGAGATTAATAAAATACATTCTCCTAAAGTTAAAGCAAAGGTGCTGCATAAGTTTAAGTCTATAGATCTTGTTATGCAAAGGCATAGATCTATGGCAGCTAAGTATGAAAAGATCCTGCCTGTATTAGAGCTAGAAATGAATTATCAAAAAGCTTTTCTAACTCCTCAAGATAAACAGGCAATGGCTGAAGCTGAGCATATGTATCAAGCTGGTGCTAGATCTGTAGTATAGACAAAAAAAAAGCGGGGCTACATGCCCCGCAAATAATCACCAAAAAAATCACCAAGTAAAAAAAACTATTTATTATCAACGATAATTGGTCGGGGCGGCAGGATTTGAACCTGTAAACCAAACGACTAATAACTATTGATATATAACACTTCTAACCTAAATAGAAAAAAAATAATAAGCAAATATGCATATTAATTAAGCCTTATTTTATGCGATGTTTCTTATTTGAAACATTCATTTTGTCACCAGCTCATCGTTCTTTTTCATGCATTGATAGTGTGCTTTTTCTTTTGTAGCAAAGACCACAAAGCTTTCAGTATTAATCATATTCTCCTGGCAATACATACACTTGCCAATATCCATAACAATTTGTTTAGGTTTCTTCCAAAGCTTTTTCTTCACTAATCTACAATTAATTTTTTTATAGAAATCGATCCATCAATATTTTTTTCTAATTCAGCTTTTGAAGTAATACATTGATAGCTTACGTTATTAGTTGCTTGTCTCATAGCTACGCGCTTCCTAGCTAAGCATTCGCTAATCGACTTTTGTATACGTGCTTCTTTTATTTCTGTATTAACCATTAATAATAATGCGACCACACTCTCAACCATTAATGTCCCCCGTTGGCTCTTACTTTGTCTTTAATATCTTCTAAAGTATTTTTAATTTTTTCTATGTCTTTCATAGCGTAGTTAATGTTGACGTTATTGTTTCTCATCGTCTCCATTTCTTTTTGTATATTCTCAACCTGCTCCGCAAGATGTTCCAAGATTAGGAATTGTTCTTGGTCTGTAGGTTTCTGCTCAGATTTTTTTAAGAGATCTGCATTGAATAATTCTCTTGATGTTTCTAAAGATCCAATACGACTTTCTAATTGAAAAAAACTCATGGTAGCAATAATGGCTCCAGCCACGATGGCTAAAAGGTTCTTGGCAGGGAGCTGGATCCCTGTATTCTCCGAGAGTTTGAGTGACTTCATCTGCCACCTCTATTTCTTTTCTTCCAAGTTCTTTTCTTATGTTTATTCATACTAGAAAATTTAGGTTTCTTTCGCGTTGTTATGCTAGTTCTTTTTGGGATCCGTTCATGCGGAAGTTTATTTACATCAAACTTTACACGTGCCATTACTTCTTAAAGATATTGGAAATTTTTATACCAAAGCTAGCTGCAACGATTGCTCCAAATATATAAAATATTTCAGACGGGAGAGCTGCTAATACTTTAGCCCAGTTTAAAAATCTTTCTGTCTCACCAAATAAAGGTAAAGCAAAGATAGCCAAAAAGTAAATTAAAATTAAATCATCTTTATATCCCGAATGCTGGATCTGTGCTTTTCTTACAACTTTACTTTCTTCAATCTCAGCTACCTGTCTGTTTTCTCTTTTTTGTAAATGAGCTGATAAAGCTTTTGTTGTATGACTTATAACTGTCTTACTTAATAATCCCCATATCATATATTACTACTCGCCATTTCTGCTGCTACCTCAGCACATCGACCAGGTGTTTGCTTATTCCATAAACTATCTAAGATCTGAGCTGAAGCTTCCTGGATGTCTCCATCTTTTAAAGCTTGCCACATCTTTTTAAATTTAGAAGTTCTAGGTTTACCAAGTTGATACACCATCTGAATGATGCAGCACTTCTGTATAAAGTTTAAAGATATTTCTCCGATAAGTTCTTCAGCGCCTTTGACAGCAATATTAAAATCTTTGTCAAAGTATTCCTCAGCAACTTCAATAGGATAATGCTCACCTTCAACAAGATCATCGGTAGGTAAAACCATATGACCATAGCCGAAAGTTGGAATGGATAAGCTATCAAGATAAATATGGTCTCGGTAACCTTCGTGTTTTTTAATTTTATTTTTAAGTTCTGTGTAGTCTGCCATAGTTCCTCTAGTTTGTTGTGGGTCAAAATTAAAAATTTTAACACCGAGTTTTCTTTGCTCAGCTGTTCGACTTCTGTTAATCTTTGATCCGTTGGATCTGAAGTTTCTTGTCTTAACATCATAAGCTTGATACTCCCCTGTAACCAAATCTAAAACCAATAGATCTATGGGTCCCCTACCACCAATAGGTGTGAATACTATTTTGTTTGGATCTTTGACGAAGTGAGCTGCTGCTAACAATTCAGTTTCTAAACCTTTAGCAGCTGTGTTTCTATTTCGTAAAATAGTAGACGATTGAGCCAAGTAAACCTCCAACTAATATTATTATAGCTGCGGCTCCCTTACCTCTCGCCATATCCTCTTTAAGAGATCGAATATCTTTTCGCATTTCATCTATACTTTTAAACAAAGTTTTCATTCGCTCAGCACAGACTTTTTCGTGATAAGATATTCTAATAGCGTTTTCGTTTGACGTTGTTGATTTCTTTTTTCTAGGCATTGGTACCTTTCACATAAGTACAGTTAAACTTAACAACGATTTCGTTTTTGTTAATTTCAGATCTGCCTATTTCTTTTGTTTTATCTATTGCTTCTTCATATCCCGATATTAAACAATCGTAATAACTATCGTGTCTTGATAAAGGAAAAGGATCTAAGCAACCCCCATGAATGCTTGAACACAATATCATAGTGAGCAGCACTTGCATTATTTAACCCAAATTGAAATACGACCATAACCACTATCGGCAGGGTCAGTAGAGTAACCACTTGTACCATTCAACATATTATCATTATTCGCTGTGGTATAACTATCGTTACCGTCTTGAAAAAAAGTTGTTCCTGTGTGTTCAGCAGGTGAATTATGTCTATCGTGTTGAACATTATTGTATGGTGTTAAACCTAATCTCATTGTGTCATTATCATTCGCAGTCATTCTAGTATTGAAATATATATAATCACCTCCTGATGATGGAGTGTACCAAGTGTTATCTTCGTATTGACCAGTTGCAGGATTTTGACCTCTATGAATTTTATCTGTTAAATCACTTCTTGTTAAATATCTTGTATTTCCATCTCTGCCATGAAATGCTGTTTGCGTAAAAACATTATCTCCAAACGATTTAATTGCAACTGCACAATGATAAGTACCAAGTGTGCTTGATGTTCCAACTGTATTTGCAGCACTTCCTAAAATATTTGCATTAGTGACTAAAGCTGACCCGTCACTAGCAATCAAACCATAAGATAATTCGTGTGCTGAATTGTTAGCTGAAGAATTACCACCACTTGTATTGCTATCGCTATTTGCAGTTTTATAAGCATGTTGTCTATAATTCTTAGTAAGCATTAACCAAGTTGTTGAGTTAAAGTTTCTTATAACTGTTGGAAATACATAAGTTGTTCCTGCTGTATTTGTTGTGCTAAACCAATAAACACCTTCTGTTGCTGAACCATCACTTTCACTTCGTACAGAAAGCAATCTTGTAATAGGATTTTCAGTTGCTCCAACTGGTACAGCTAGAGTTCTTGAAGAACCATTAGGAATAGGATTTATAATTATATTAAAGGCTCTATCTGATGTTTTACCATCTGATGTTGCTCTAACAGTAAATGAAACTGTTGTATCTGACCCTACATCTGTTGGGTCTCCCGAAATTACTCCTGCTGATGACAATGATAATCCTGCACCTGTAATATTTGTTGCTCCCGTTTCAGCAAAAGTAACGGCAGTACCTTCGGGGTCTGTTGCCGAGATTGTAAAGTGATTACCTGTTGCAAGTGAGCTTATATTACCAAGATTGCCTGCAGCTGTAGAAAAGGTTGGAACATTATCTACATTAATTTGATTTTCTAAAACTCCAAATAAACCACCACTTGTAGTAACTTTAATATCGTAAGGTTCTTTAGAATTTACAAAAGAAGATTTGGGTATAACTGCTGTAATTTGTGTTGAAGAATTAATCGTAGTTGTTGAAGCTGTAATCGTAGTTCCATCATTACCAACAAAAGATGCTACGTCTCCAGTATTAAAATTTGAACCTGTTATAACAAAAGTTTGATTACCACCACCTGCGCTGTCTACTTCAGTATCATCAACACTTGAAATTATTGGTGTAGCTTCTAAAGAAACAAAATTACTTGCAGTTTTTCCTTCAAATTTTCCAGTAGTAGAATTAAATCTAAATTGACCAGTTGTAGAGCCACGTTGAGCTGTAGTACCACTTGCAACTTTCGTTCCTTCTGTTCCTGTATCTGATATATTTACAAAACCAGTTCCTAAATTTGCTATGTTCCTATTTTTACTCATAATTTTTTACCTCACCTTGCCGTGCATGGCACGTTGTTACTTCCTACTAATGGTGCTTCTGCAAAAGCCATGTAGATGTATGTTCCTGAATAATTACCACCAGTTGAAGTTCTTAATTTAAAACCATTAGATAATAAATCTATTTTAGTTGCTGTAACTTCTGCAGCATTAGTATTTGGTGCTAAAATTCTATTATCAACATTATATCCTACTCTTTTATTATCAAATAAATCCCAATCAGATGTACTATCTGTTCTTTTATGTAAAACAAAAGCAGGTTTAAATCCTGTGTAAATAAATGGAGCATTACTTGCATTTGCATTACCTGTATATGAACCAAACTTACTGAAACCAGTTTTTTCTGCGAAACAGTAAGCTACATAAGTTGCACCACTATCATTAGCTGGTCCTCCTCTTGTAAAAACTGATGAAGTTGGAGATGTATCATTCCAAACATTACTTGATGTTGCTTCTGCGTCTGTAGCTTCTAAAAGCAAATATTTCCCATTACCTATGCTATGATGATAGGTAAACCAATTATCTGCTGCACTTCGTTTTTTTGTAATTATGACTTTTGGTACAGCACCTAATCCATGTCCAATAGTTGCTGTTGACCCAGTACCTGTATGTGTAACAATACTAAATCCAGCAGTAGTATTAGCTGAAACTGTAGAATTTATAGCACCATCTGTGTTTGCTGAACCTGATGTTCCTGATGCTTTCCAATTCCAAGAAGCGAAAGTATAACCTCCATTTACTGCTGTTCCTGTTCCTAAAGTAAATCCGTCAGAGTCAAAACTTTTTAATCTGTTTGTTTCTGTACTTTCTGCAGTAGTTAAATTAGAACTTATTGGTTTGTTAGCACCTCTTACAGCATCAAATAATTCATGTTGTGAAACTGAGTTTCTAAGTTTTATCCAAGTCCAATCAGGTTGAAAACCAACACCTGTTACTGTTCTATTGTCTGTACTATTACCTGTATAAGTAACAGTATTAAAATGGTCTGAAGATTTATTTATTGTAGTGTATGCCATTATTCGTTTAATCCTTTAGTTGAAAGAGCTGTGTAACCAGTTGGTACATCATACTCAAATTTACCAATACCTGATGCGTTAGTTCCTTCTGAAGATATTGCTGTTGTTCCAAAGAAGCCGTTGCCGAAATTAATTTCAAAATCACCATCACTAGCACCACAAGTATCACCAAAAACTATACCATAGTTTCCATTTTCATTTGAAGATGGTGCATCTATTGAAACCATGTTAGTTGTGCCTGAACCTGGATTTGTACTATTATACCAAGTTCCATTTTTACCATAAGCTAATTTATTATTATCTAAATCAAGTGCCATCATAACAATATCTCCACTACCATAAGAAGGATAAGCAGATGCATCACTTGAAATATCTCCATAACTGTCATGAGTAAATTTACTAAAACCATCTAAATGATATGATTGACTACCACTAGTCCAAAAAGTGCCATTAACAATTAATCTATCATTTGCTTTACCTATATCTTGAATACCCATAACCATACAAGCATGAGTAACTTTCATTTCTACATACCATTTACCACTATTAACTGCTAAAGTTGACATACCCCATTGATAACTAGATGTTGTTCCTGCTGAACAGTTACCATTGTGTAATGTTGTTAAATTTGTTTGAAGTGGATTTAAAGTAGCAAAAACATTGCTGGGACAATCTTCAGTATTAGTTAGTGTACCACCACCTAATGAAAAATCGTTAGAGTTAGATGATTGGTCTGTAATTGTGTTTCCATCTTTTAAAATTGTAAAACCATTTGTACCCATTGTAATACTTGGTGATGTATTTATTTTCCATTCACCAGTTGTACTATCTGTAGAACCAAAAGTAGAAGCATCATAAGCTGTACCATCTATAAAATGAAAATGTGACATTAAACCATCAAAGTAACTATCACTACTATAACCATATCTTCCAACATAATGACCATCAGCATCATTAAAAGCTAAGTCTTGATTTTGAGTTTGTGGATATAGATTATTACCACCTGTAACAACATCTGTTTCTTGTACACCATTTACATAAAGTTTAATTCTATTTGAAGCAGTTGCTTGTGTAGTATCTACAGCTAAAACAATATGATACCAAGCATTTGTATCTCTAAATCTTCTAGTAGTAAGAAAATCAGAAATACCTGTTGTATCATTTGAATACTCCCAATATGCAATTTGGTCATTAGTATTAAAACCAAAAAAGTTTAATGGTGAACTACTATCATCTCCAGCAGTAAATATTGCTTTTTGAGGTGAACCTAAACCACTTCTTTTTACCCAACAAGATATAGTAAAAGTTTTTCTATTTCCTGCACTTGGTGTTCTTGTTAAATATGTATTAGCCATTAGTTAAATTGTCCCCCACCTGTTGCTCCATAGCTTGATGTAAAGCTAAAAGCTCTATCTGTTGTTTGATTTTCTGCATCTGTAATTCGAATTGTAAAATTTGTTAAAGTTGCGGTTGTGCTACTTCCGCCAAAATCTGTTGTCTCTAATGCACCAGTTGATGAATTAAGAGTTACGTTGGCAGTTGCTAAATTTGAGCCAACTTCTGAAAATGTAATTGCACTATCTGATGAACCTGCAATGGTTGCAACTGTACCCGAAAAATTACCAGCAAAAGTTCCAAGTGATCCAGCTGCTGTTGAAAATGAAGGAGCCGTACTTGCCGTTAAAATATTATTTGTAGATCTACCAGCGTTACCATCGGGATTTTCTACTCTTACATAATAGTTACCCGTTGCTAAAGTTACGTTTACTGAAAGCGTTGTAGCATTTGTAAATGAAACTGTATTAGCAAGTGTAACTGAGCCATCTGTTTTTATAAATTCTACTATTGGTATTGATACAAAATTAGTTCCAGTAATATTAATCGTTGTAGCTGTAGCTGGAGCTATTGTTTGTGATACGTCAGCTACAGTAGGTTTTGTTTCTGTTGCATCAATCCAAGATAATTGATTTGTTGAATTTCCATTTGTGGCTAATACTTGATTTGCTGTTCCAACATTCTGAGGTAAAATTAAAGTATAACTTTGACCCGCACTATGTGGTGGTGATTTAATTTTTACACCATGACTATTTACATGGCAATTTAATTGTATTGCTCCATCTTCACTAGATCCATCACCTTTAACAACTAATGTTGGTGAAGGTAGTCGATCATTGTTTACAGTTCCGCTAGTGATTTGGCTTGCGCTAAAAGCTGATAATGTAAATGTACCATAAGCCGTTACCTGTAAAATATCATTGGCTGCAGCTCCGCTGCCTAAAACTATAGATGTACCACTTGTTGCCGTAAAATCAGACGGGGTAAGCTTAACACCATTCAAATAAATATCTGCGAATGCTGTCCCGCTAGCGACATCGTAAGTCAAGCTGTTCCCGTTACTGTCAGCACCGCTGAAAGTTGTTTGACCAGCTGTAGCCGTGTATTCGAACCTTTGGCTAGTCCCGTTAACGCTGCTCCCCGCAAGCGCGAACGATGAACCATCGTAAACTTTTAATTTATTTGCTGTCGTATCGAACCATAAATCCCCCGCATCTAGTGAAGTTGAGGGAGAATTTGAAGATACTCTATATCGATCTGCAAAAGAGTTAATTCCTGTAATATTATTTCCAGCTGTAACTACGGCTGTAGCGTTCGTTCCTAATGTTGATAAATTAGAAATCCCAGCTAGTGTGTTAATATTTGTAGCGTTTGAATTTACTGAATTTATATTACTTATGTTTGTTGCAACAGCATTAATATTTGTTGCGTTAGAAACTGCAGCATCAATATTAGTTTGTTGTGAATTTGTTGGAACAAGTTGCTTCCATTGTGTACCGCCAAGATCGTAAACTTTCATTACGTTATTGGTAGTATCAAAATATAATGCTCCGTCTGTTAAAGCATTACCATCATTGTCTACTGATGGATCTGATGCTTTAGCTCCTAAGAAATCGTCATCAAAAGTATCTAATGCTGCTTCCGCTGCAGCTTGTGCTGCTAAGGCTGCTGTTTTAGCGTTCTCTGCATTTGTTGCTGATGTTGCAGCAGCAGCTGCTGAGTTAGCTGCATTCGTAGCGTTAACAGAAACTTGAGATCCATCGATTGTTGCATCTAAGGATTGACCATCGTTTGCAAAACCTAAAAGTTTTCCAGCTCTTGCTGTAGCATCATCAGTAATTTGTGAATTATTGATTGGAGCTGTTCTTGATACTTTTATAGATCTGTCTATTTCTTCTTGTAATTCTTGTACGGATAAAACAATTTTATCTAAAGCTCCTTCGTGAGTTTCAGCAGGAAAGGGATCGTTAGCTATGTAGTCAACATCTTGCGTTAGGTTTGTGTCTCTTAATAATACTACAGACACACCTGTAGCTGGAGCTGTTGTAAACGTAACTGTACCGCCTGTACCTGTATCGTTTATCGTAAAATCTGAATTTAATGTTTGTACTGTTTCGACACCAGCGCTGCTTCTTAAAATTACTTTTAATTCCGATGTACTATGGATCGGAAAGGTATAAGTAAATTGTGTAGTAGAATTATCGCCAGCGTACGAATTTCGTACTACTGTACTTGATACTGTCATAATTTTATTTTGAAATTTTTTAGGCGCGAAACACCTAATCTATTTCCCTCTATATTAAAGTTTGTCTATGTTGTCTATTAATATTATTCTGATATTCCAGGAGCCGATGATGGTAAAGTTTCGCCTGGATACCACCAATAATCCCTAAATTCGTTCTTTTGGTACCTATTTATTATATTTCTGTTTTTTCTATGAAAATTGGGGTTGATCATGTTCTCTAAAGTATCAACAATAATTCTTTCAAACGCTGATCTAAACCAAAATATTGAATTTCCTGGAGTATATTTTCTTATAAATCTTGAAGTTGAAGCTCCTAATTTATTATCTTGTTGAGCTATAGCTTTACCAGCTTCTACAAGTAGATTAAATGTTTCAATTCCGAAACCTATTCCTGGTCCCAATAAAGCATCTTTAGCGCCAGTATTATATTGGCTGTTTGTTTCTTGATATATAAGATCACCAAAGATAGCTAATCCTCCACCTTGGATCATTCTAGCCCACCAATACTTAGGATCTTTTAATGTTTCTAAATTAGCAAATTTTCTACCTTTTAACATTTCTCTTTGTTCGTGAGCTACGGCAGCTACTAATGTTGTGCCTATAATAAACGGCACTAAATATCCTAATTTACCTCTTAGACCCTGCTCTGTTAAACCTCTTTTGATATGAGTAAATAACATTGTTATTGGAAAGTTTTTAAACATAAGAGCTGATAAACCAACTTCTCCTATAAGTGTTCCTGGTCTTGTTCCTCCTGTAACAGCAACTCTACCTCTAGCTGATGATGATGGAATAGCATGCTCTGTTTCTGTAAGGATCATGTTATGAATTTTGCTGGTAGTGTTAATCTTATAATCCTCAGATAGATCTGTTCTTTTTAAAATATTATCGGGATCAAAGAATATATTTTCACCTGCTTTTAAAGTATCATCATCAATAGCAGCGTCTCTTAATTCTGTTTTTCTTATAATATCCCAATCACCTTCATTAATACCATATCGTTTCATTGTAGATTGAAACTTTTTAGGAAGCTCAGTAAATCTTTTATTTACGTTATCACCTAAAAAACCTAAAAATTCTAAACCAAAAGATAGTCGACCAGATTGTGTAAGGTTTGATAATCCCGACCATCGTAAAGTAAAATCAGAAAACATTTTTGCTATAGCTGGAGCGTCAATATCTAAGCTATATCTTGTTGCAGCGTAGTTAATGGCTAAAAAACTTTCTGCTACAAAACCTAATCTCATCGCTGTTTTTTGTTGTGTTTTATTTTTTCTAAAACCTTCAAACATTATTTTTAATGTTCTGCCAGCAGTTTTAGCTTGTGGTAAACCAGTAAATCGACTTGTGTATGAGCTAAAGAAAAAGTCTGTTTGAGCTATAATGGATGCTGAACCTAAAAGAGCTGAAACTAAGATCTGTCTTGTTCCTGCTAAAAATCTAGCAGCAAAGTTATCGGGAGCTGAAAATAAAACACCTTTATGATACTCAAATAAATTATCAAAAGTTTTTACTTTACCTTGAAATTTATTTTTAATTTTAGCGTTTGTTAAACCTTCATTTTTGATGGTTGCATAATCAATAATATATTGTTTACCAGCATTTTGATTGGGTCCAAATTTTCTCATAATAGCTATATCTCTAGCCATACTTTCAATATGCATTATGACATTAGAAAATACATCACCTTCTGAGTATTTTGTCATGTATTTATTATAAGCATCACCATCTTTAAAATGGAAAAATCTATGATCCATTCTTTTATTCATTAAAGCACTAGATCCTCTGTACTGTGACGATGCTACTTTAGATGCTAAACCATCTGTAGAAATATCTCTCCAAATACCAGGTAAAATTAATTCAAGCTCACCTTTTGTAAATGGTAAACCAGTTCTGTTGTTAATCATCTTGTTTGGATTAATAGCTTCTAAAATGTCTTTAGCCCATTCTTCGAAAGAAACTCTACCAACTAAATTTCTTGAATGATTTTGTGGTAAATAATCATAATCTAATTTTCTTATGTCACCGCCAAATTTGTTGTATCTTAATCTTGCTATTTCTATAGCTTCTTTTAAAGCTTTAGCAAATTCTTTTGCCATCTTACTAGATGTAGAACCAGGATTAAAATATTCCTTAACTAATAATGGCATTGTAGCTTTTACTTCATTAGTTTTTCTGCCAGCTGTTCTAGCTCTAAATTTTTCAATTACATCAACAATGGGTCTTAAAATTCTACCATGTTCTTCTTTTTTTAGATTAGTTAAGTTTAGTATTCCCGATCTTGCATCGAAATCTGTCATGTTAATTAAAGCTTCTCCAAAATCTTTTTCACCCGATGGAGTACGATATTGCTCCATATCAAAGATAGCTTGCTTTTGAACTTTTAATTGTAAAAGTAAATTTCTTTTTTTTATAATGCTTTGATGTTTTAATTCTTCATAAGCTTTTTTAGCAGCAGCTTTACTAGCTTCTGTTGGGTTCATACCCTCGCCTATGTAACGTCTTTCTAAATTTTCTAATAATTCTAGCTGCTCTTTACCTAAATGATCTTTAATAGATCCTTCAGTAATACCATTTGAAATACATTTACGATAACTCATTGACAATCCTTCAATCTTTCTAAAATAGATAACTCGTCTGCTTCTTCTTCTAAAATTTCTTTAACAGTTTTAGAAACAACAATTTTACTTCCATCTTCGTTTTCTTTTACACCTACAGCAACAACAGCATTTTCATCAACAGCTTCAGCTAGATCTTTGTTTTTATAATTATGCCAGGTGTTATCTAAATCAACTTTAATTTCTTTTTCTGCTTTTATCATCTGAGCTGTTTCTTCAGCAGTAAGAATTTTATTTTTAAATATAGATCTAGTTTTAGCAGCTCTGTTAATACTATCTTCTAAAGCTCCTAATCTAATTTGTATCTCTGATGAAAAACCATCTGCATCCATCATTTGTACATGAATAGCTCTATAACCTGTCTGTCGACCACCATCATTTAAAAAATCTTCAACTTCTATTAATCTTGATTTTGCCTTAATTTTGTCTAATAATTTCTTAGCACCATCTAAGCTTTCAACAATCACCCTGCCGCCTAAATAGTCAGAAATGCTTGAAGGATCTACGTCTTTTGTATTTATTTTAGATTTTAGCTCATTTAAGTCTTTAACTCTTACAGAAACTTTACCTTTAAATTCTTTACTTTCTGCTTTTAAAAATGTTTCTAATTCTTGTTTTTTTGCAGATAAATTGTTATATATCTCTTGAGTATCATTGCTCTTATGCAAGATACGTTTATTAGTTATGGCATTAGTATCACCAACAATTTTAGTACCCGAAGTATCACCTAGAAACCTAGGTGGTGTAGTCGTTGCGCTTGCAAAAACTGAAGATGGCGGTTCTGAAGTTGTTAGTTGGGTACCTACTTCTAAGTCTTGGGAACCAGCTAATTTTTCTGCATCAGAAGTTCTAGAAGCTAGAGAAGCTTCAGCACGTGTTTTAATTGATGAAGGTATTTCTTCTCCAACTAATTCTATTGCTAGTTCATCTGCTTGATCTTTAACACCCTGTCCCCCAGGATCTGAAAATAATTTATCTGATTTTAAATCTTCTTCGAATTTAGCTTTCTGAGATAAGCTTGATCCTTCAGTCGTAGTTTGATTAACTCTGTCGTATCCGCCAGTAATAGACCTTGTAAAATCTCCTCTGTCAGCTGCATCTGAGATAGCTTTAAGCCAGGCTTGTTCAGCTTCGGATCTGTTCCCAGCTTTGAGGAGATTTGCTGCTGTGTCGAGATCTCTTGAGAGTTGACCTTCGTAGAGAGCTTCTCCTGCGAGCCTTGATTGGATGATGTTATTTTTTTCTGCTTCATCTATGTTCCTTAGTTTGTTTAGTTTATTTCCTGCAGCTTGTAAAGTTGCATCGTTTTGAGCTATAGTCTTAAAAACTTGGCTGTTTTTCTTAAAATTTCTTGATGCCCAGTTGATAAGTGTAGATCTTTCTACAATATTAGTTTCTGCAAAACTTTCTTTTCCAAATAATGTTTCTTGTTTTGTTACAGTTTTTGGTAATTTATTATACTGTTGTAAAGTAAGATCCATTACACCAGCATTATCAAATTTTACTTTTTGAAAATAACTTAGAGCTTTAGCATGTAAAGTTTTATCTTGTACAAACTCTCCTATTTTAGCAGCAAGTACATCTGAAAATTTACCCGACTTCCACATACCCCATGCATCATCACTTAGTTTAGTTAAACCAAGAGCTTGCTGAATAACAGGTAATCTCATCGGCAAACTTTTTAATAAATTGTCTACATCGATATTATACTCAGATCTTAGCACAACAGCTGCATCTGCAGCGGATCCTGTATTGTTTCTTAAATTAATTAATAAACCTCTTAGCTTAGCAGCTTCGGGTGTTATACCATCTGCTTCTCTAAATACTGTAGCATTAATATTTTTTACACCTAATTTTTTTGCTAAACCTAATCTTTGGTGACCATCAACTACAGCTGTCTTTCCATTTCTAAATTCATAAACAACAATAGCACCAGCTGAAGGCTCATCCCATTCAGTTATGTTTGCTAATTTTTTTGATAATCCTGTTTTTTTATCTACACCTTTAACTTTGTATTGAAAGTTTTTAGGATCAAACTCAACATCATCAACTTTATATCTTGCTAAGTTAGATGGTAGTTTTTCTAATTCTTTATTATTTAATGAAACTTTAGCTTCGGGTAAATCTAATTTAGTATCTGTAACAACAGCTTTAGTTGCAGCATCTAATCTTTCGTTAGCTAAATTAATTCCTGTCTTATCTTCTTTGTATGGATTGGGTATTTGTTTATCAGAAACTTTTGGAAGGTTTTTATCTAAACCTAATACTTCAGATAATTCTTCAACTTTTTTATCGGGTAAACGATTTAGCTCAGCTCTTATTTTTGCGTAAGCTATTGGTGTTCCTTTTATAGCACCTGTTAAGACACCACCAAGTGTACCACTAAAAGCTGTTACCATTGCAACATTTTTAGCAGCTAAACCTAAACCACTTTCTAAACCTAATTCTTTTCTATAAGGCTGTACTTGAGTTTGTATAACAACTTCTGTTGCAAAACCTATCATAGCTTCTATTCGAGCTACTTTTAAAACAGCGGGTAAAATTTTTGCAGGAACAGAATATAAAGCACCTATAGGTAAAGTTGCTAATACAGTAGGATCTGTACCTAGAGCTGCCATTGATCCAACCCATGATCCAGTTTTTCCTCCTCCCGAATACCAGGAACCCGAACCACGTTTCGCTACGTCTGTAAAGTTAGACCATAGCTCTCTTGTATTAATAGCTATTCTTTCTTCTAAAGCATCTTGTGTATCAAATTTTTCTTGTCTTAACTTTTCTGCAAATTCGGGATTTGCTTTTTTAATCTCATCAACTTGGTTCCAAAATTTATCTATTCTTGATTTTTCAAAATACGGCTCATCGTCTATTTCGTAAGCATCGGGATCTTCGGGTCCCAACGGAAAATCATTAAAAGTTTTTATAGGATTGACTACATTTGTGTGACCTTCTTTATATAGAAGATCTGTCATTACAGAATACTGATCTGACATATTTCGGTGTCGGCTATCTGTTCTGTCTGATGCAAAGTTAGCATCTAATGCAGCATTATAAACTTCTTTAAAACCTGTTCTGTCTCCAGTAGACCATTGATTTTCACCTAGCGGATTAGTCGCTATTTTTTCATCAAATATAAATGACATATTATTTTATTTTTCTATTTTGAAAATCAGATTTAATTTTATTTAAATCTAATATTGCGTAGTTGTTTCCAGAGCTTGTGAAATTTCCATCAATAACATAACCAGCATCACCTTTACTTGGGTGGTTGTACATTGTAATTAAATACTTACCATAACCTACGCTGATTAAATAAGGATCTCCACCTTCAAAAATATTTACATCTACTACAGATCCGTCTCTTTTTCTTCCCGATAATTTTCCAGGCAACTCCATATCATCAACCATGACAGTTGTAGCTTTACTTAACATGTTTGGATTTTCTTTTACAAACTCAATAATATTATCAAAATCGTCTCTCTCTAACCAAGCTGGTACGTGTACATCGTAACCATTATATTTCTCTACACCACCTTTAGATCCGTTTTGACCAATAGCTAATTCCATAGCTTTTACATAAGTTGCTCTATGAAATACTCCAGCTTTACCTTTACCCGATCTAAACATCATGCTTGCATAAATGTTGTCAGCAAACTGTACTGTGCTTTCTAATGTTTTTAGATTGTTTGGAAATACATTTCTGTATTTTTCAACAATAGGATCTTTGTCTGTATCGGGTATTTTAATATCAATGTTTTTATTTTTTTGAATAAAGTAACCATCTAGCGCCATATCGATCCCCGGGTTTACGTTATCAATTAACATTAGACCACCGATGTGAGCTAAAAACTCATTGTCTTTTGAAAGCTCAGCAAAAGCCATTGGAGCGTTTTCTCCAAAACCTTCCACCATAAGAGTAGCTAAAGATTTAAACTGTTCTTTATTAGTAAATGAATTAGTTAAATTAGTAAGCTCGGATTTTTCTGCGATTGTAAAAAATTTAGTTTCAGATCCATAAATTGTAGATACTGCTTTTGATATAGCTGATCTATTTTGCATTACTGTTTTGAAAGCTTGTGTATTTTCTGCTGTAGGATTAAGCAAGTAATCTTTAATATTTAATCCATCTAAACTTATGTAACCTCTCTTATTAGCTGCTGCTAATGGGTCTTTATCTAATTCTGTATCAAGTTTGTTTAAATAATTATTTATAAATGTATATTTTTTAAATGCTTCTGTACTTGTACCATCGCCTTGATCTGCTGCTTGCATGTTAGCTTCTGCTTTCATTAACTCACTTTTAATTTGAGATCTTGACATAGAGTTAAGAGCTTCAGCTAATAAATAGTTTTCTTTTATATTTCTAATTTGTGTAAGTTGTTTTTGATTATTATGTATAGTTGCGTGAGTTTCATATTTAGATAATTCTGCTTCGCTGTACTTAATGCCTTGCTCTGATTGTGCAAGCATAGTTTTTAAACCATCCGTAACTGCTGCGTTTTGTGAAGTAGAATTTGTTTTATTTAATTTTAGCAAAGCATCGTAGTTTTCTTTTGTAATTAATTTATCTGCTTTAGCTCTTTTTAAAACACCGCCTGGATCTGTTTTAAGATCTCTTTTGTATTCAGACATTTTAAGATCTGTTCTGTATTTATTTACTAATTCATCTTTTTTACCACCATAAAGATCTGCAGCTTCTTGAGTTTCTAAATTATTAAATATTTGTGTTCTTGCAATAATTCTTTCATTCTCGGTTTGACCATAAATAGCTTGCTTAGTAAGCACGTCTAGATCTTGTTCAAATAATTTTTTGTGATTAGTAATTAAATTGTTATGAGATTTTAATTTTATAGATGACAGATCTTTAATATTTTCTGTTTGTATCCAGTTATTATATAATTTTTTTGTATATCTGTGTTTAAAGTTATTAGATAAATTATCATTAATAGTCTTTACACCATTTTTATAATAAGCTTCTGCTTCTTTAGGATCATCAAATTGTTCAGCTGTATATCTTAATTTAGCTATACCATCAAAATTGTCGTTACCATTTATTACAGTATCTTTAG